CTCAAACGGACATCACACTTGGTGCAGAAGGAAGCCCACGGGTACTCCTGCCGAAACTCCATGGGATGTGAGCAGTCGAGGATGTCGGTGACTTTGAGATTCATGGTGTCTCTGATGAGGGCAGATAGGGACACCTCGGCTTTCTCAGCGGCACGCTTCCATCGTTCCCTGTCGTTCTCGGTGGCCCGTATGAGGATCTGCTTGTCAGCAGGCCCATCGTCGTCGCTCACCTTGGTGGACACCGTGAGATCCATGCCCTCAGCGAGGTCGTTCATCGCAGCCTCGATGTTGTCACCGACAGGGACGAGGTGGTCCTGACCGGGGGCGAATGTCGCCACTCTGTCTAGAGGCTCATCGAGCGCAGGCCCCACGGGTAGATCAGGTACCTCTTCGGCCGCGTTCCAGTTGGTGGCGTCAGGGTGCAGTTTGTTCGCACGCGTGCCTACTCCTGATGGTGGACGCGAGTTTGAGGCTACTGGTGCAGGCAGGGGCGGTAGAGGTACCGACATGCTGACAGTTACCGAATCGTTTGCTGGTGTCGCCGGATCGGAACCTCGAACACCTATGGGATCACTTGCCATTTGTTTCCTCCACTATCTCTGCTTCTACTACGTCGCTGTCGTCATCGATTCGATGTTGGTATTTCAACAAGTCAGCAGAGGCCTCTGCACCCAACGCGCCCTCTACCTCTGTGGGTGAAACAACACCCGATTTGACCATGAGAGCCAACAGTTGTTTGGCTTCCTGCTCGGGTGAATGGGCAGTCGCGCTTGGTAGAACCGCCACTCCGGCCATGGCCAGACGTATCGATTCGCTGGCTCCGTCAAGACCGATCTTGACATCAACCTGTTTTTGTTGGACTTCCATGCCGAGCAGTTTAGACCGGCGATCCATCACAGAAAGCACCTGCTGGATTGCCTTCATATCCGGCTCCACGGAGACCTCTGTCCCGTCATCCAACGTAATGCGCCGATGTTGAGTCATTGGCCATATCGCAGACTGCAAAGAGTCGAGTCGCTCCAACTCCATGCGAAGCACCTCGGGATAAGCCAAAAGTGCCTCAGAGTTCAGTTTCTCAAGTTGCCGATTCACAGAACGGCCCACGACAGCAACGCTGCAACCGAATCTACGGGCAATCTCTTGACTGGCCACGCCAGCCTGCCTCATCTTGAAAATGCGCACATCACGTTCCGCTAAGAACTCACGGGTGAGTGTGACTTTGCTTTCTTCTGCCATCAGACCGTCATCCAGTCAATCACTTCGAATGGGAACCTAACCCCACGTTTCATGGTAGCCGGCCAATGTCTTTCGTCACGGGCACCCCTGAAATGGGAGATTCGATATACATATTCTCCCACATTTGTCGGATCGGGTGTCAAAGCGATGCCAAACTCGGGCCACCGGGACCACACAGCAGAACCGAATGGTCGCAGGTCACGACTCGCTCCGGTGCCCAACGGGGCGTGATGTTCTAGCCACAGGGCCACCCCGTAGATCGCACGGAGGGTGTCTAGGTATTTGGCGATTTCTGTGGCGATGGCTTCGCTTGTTCGACCTCCCGGATCGACGAACGACTTGTACAGGGGGCCGAGTAGTAACAGGTCGGGTTCGACCTCTTCAATCTTGCTCTCCAGAAGCAACCGGTCGGGCATCTTCATCAAATCGAAGCCATCGGGCTTCATGTACAGGTGGGCGTCCAGATTCGGCTCGAATCCCATCGACTTTGCCGCACCGATGATGCTTCGTGATGTACGACGGATAATCCGCTCCGGATTCTCGAGATCAACGCTGAGAGTGCGTATGGGTGGCATCGGTTGAAAGGAGAACGGCTGAACGCCCATCGCCGGAAGAATCGCAGCCTGCCGGAGAAGCATCGTCTTGCCGACACCTTCAGCCGCAACCACGATGACTCGCTCACGTCGTTCCAACAGCCCCGGAATCAACCAGTCATAAGAATCATCGTCGTCCTCAGCAACGAAGTCACCCCACATGACAAGCCGACCTTGGTTCGCAGTGGGAGTGACCTCTGCGCTCCCCAACAACAACATCGCCTTGTGCATGATGCTGGCAGGTGATCGCGTGGTGTCATCCAGCAGCCCCCTCAGTTGAGAGAGCGTCTCGTCCACGGGTGAGAGTGGCGCCTCCTCAACCTCGACAACTTCGGGCAGAGGCTGATCTCCGTAGTCATCCAACTTGTATTCAACGAGTTGTTCGGTGGTCCCACCCGCTGCGATGTGATCGGTGATGTCCTTCTCTTCGGGACAGATCCATACGGCTACGTCACAGCCAGCCTCTCGAAGTTTGATCTCGACATCTGCTGCGTGCCGTCTCCCTGGGTCGTCATTGTCAACAATGATGTCGACTGTCGCCCCAGCAAGTGCACGGGTGTGTAGGTCCAGCCACTTGCCGGCACCACCGGGCATGGTTGTCGCACAGGCACCCAGCCGGTTCAGGGTGTCGCAGTCCTTCTCGCCTTCCACCACCCAGATCGGCAGTCCCTCTTTCTTCTGCCTGAGCACATCGGGCAAGTTGTAAAGCACTTTGGGTATGTCGCCGAGTTTGTAATCCCAGCCACCTTTCCCGTCGGGCTTCCTCTGCCGAAAGGTTTTCTTCCCGTCGGGTTCCGCGAAACGGACTTTTTGGAACAGCAGAGCACCGTCGGCATCTTCGTAGTCGTAGGCGGCGACGTACTTGAGTTTCTTCTGCTCGATCTTCGGGTACTCGCGGCCCGCTGTCTTCTGCGGATCCTTATGGAAGAGATCCGTGATCCCGAGACTGACAGAGTCAAGAATGTCAGCGGTACTGCAGCCTCCGTTGCGATGGCAATGCAGGAGCACTTGTCCGTCGTCGTTCTCGTGAACGGATAGCGACGGGTTCCTGTCGTCTTGCCGGCATGGGCAACGTGCTTCCCAACCGTTTGCTGAACTGACCACACCCTCTAAGCGGGCGAGAAGATCATCCGTGTGCTTGAACATGCGGCATTCGTTTAGACCTTGTAGAGCGTAAGCCCAGTTGGTTGCGAGACGATTTGATTCCTCCGTGAATGCGGAGGAGCCTTCGCTCCTGTTCGTTCAGTCCACCCCAAATGCCGAATGGTTCATGCTTCAAAGAGTATGCAAGGCACTCTTCCGAAACTACACAACCGGAACAAACGCTCACTGCGCGGGCTGTATCTATCATCAGATCGATGTCGATGGAAAAACGCGATCGCTTAGGTCGGGGTTCCGGAAACCACCACTCGGTCGGCTTGCCATTACAGGCACCGTCCACGGGTGGAAGAGCGCCATCTTCGTTGAAGAAACGAGGCAGATCAGACACGGACCAACCGTTCGATGTCTCCCGGGGAGAGAAAGACGACTGCTGATTCCACGGTTAGTTCCGCTCCCCTCTCGGTGACCACGAGGTCGACTGCTTCGGCTGGGACGCCCAGTGCAGAGGCAAGAGATCCTCGAAGGCGGGCGACGTGGACCTCATTCTGGCTCAAAATCTCATCGTAGTCAAGTGTCATTCGTGGACTCATCGTGACAGCCCCGACATCACGCTCTTTCTCGACCGTGCGGAAGCACCATGCACACCCCAACTTTGGTGCCCGTGAAGCACGGGTACGGATCTCCGTATGACCGCATTCCAGCAGGTGATGGTACTTGACGGTGCCGTGGATGCCCATGCGGTCGATGCTCTCGATCCTGCGACGAGGGGCCTTGCGATGTTCGGTGGTCATCGGTCCAGATTAGTCCTGCGATCTCCCGAACACGGGACCCCCAATCTCCGACAGGACTGAACGCTGGAGCACCCACCTCCCATTAGGGGAAGTAGGGGTGCACACCTAATCGCCCAGCACCCATGGGAAAGGGGTGGAACGAAACAGCCGGCATCACTGAGAGAAGCAGTGAGAGCGCTTGTTGGATTTCGGCAGCCGCCGGTGACTAGGGGGCTATCGAACAGAAGTTTCTCAGGTCGCCGTGCAACTTTCGGCGCTCCGCAGACATGTGGTTACTAGGCGCTGCAAGACGCGGCGCTCCACAGGCATGAGACTAATAGGGCCGATGCGCCCGGAAAGAGAGTGTTGTCAAATGGACAGCCATGATTCAACTAACCACGGGTGGGGCTTCGAAATCGGCGCCATCCTTCAGGAAGCCGAGAGCAAGGAGAGGTGGGATGAATGTTGCGCCTTGATAAGCGTGGCGGTGGCCGCGTACTGCGACGAGCAGTCTGGTGAAGACATGATGGCCGACGAGGAGGGCCGGTGCTTTGTGTTTGCGATAACTGATTGCATCACGAACCTGCACTCCCTGTACCTGCCGTTGCTGAAGCGCATGGATGCCATCAGCCGAGACTCCCGTTCCATCCGGAAGCGGTGCAAGTCGGATGCGCCACCCGTGCCCTCCGAGTCGCCGGACTCTCCTCAACGACCGCTATGGGAGTGGGACTGAGAAAGAAACTTTCCGAAAACCGGCCTATTTCGATCGGATTGACCCGTCTCACGGCGTCTAAAGGGGTGACAGATAAAACACCGAACCTCGGAAAGGGGGTGAACAAGTGATCAACACCGACGAACTGGCGCCGAAGTGCGACCGCTGCTTGCAGCCGGTCTACTGGGAGCGCTGGGACCAGTTGGATAACGAAGGCAATCCCATCTGCCTCCGTTGCCCGACGACTGACTAAGACTCGGCGCCCGGGGGAGCGTGGCAACAGAATCCCCCCACCACCCCGTGGCCATGGAGTCGTCGATAACCAACGCCGACACGCCACTCACGGGGCTTCCCCCTGGCGTCCCGACGCAACACGGATTCTCTCAATGAAGCCTTGACATCGCCGTCTGGTTCCGGTAGGGTGGAGATACAACCAGATGGCCAGGGGCCATCGACCTCCTGAGCATGAGGGAAAAGGCTCACCTACCTACGCTGAGAGGCACCCCTAAATATGACAGAACCAGCCACCACGACACGCTACCCATGCGACCGCTGCGCCGTTCCGACACGCTCCGTCTTTGAAGGCGAATCGACCTTGGAGGACTACAGCACGCAGTTGAACGGTGGCCTCCACATGACCGCCTCAGGGTATTACGGGGGTTACTGGGATACCGCCTCCTTCATGGGCGACGAGCCTATCGATTTTCACCTATGCCATGACTGCGCCACATGGCTGTCACGCGAGATCCCGAAGATGGCTCAGGCGGCAAAGGGTGGCCACTTCGCAGCCAACGTAGAAAGCGAAGGCTCCCGTCACGCCCACGAGGCACGCGAAGGAACCGACAAAGAGTGGTGCAAAGAGGAGAAAGCCTTGGGCATCAAGGTCATCGAGCCATGCTGCGAGTCGGGTGTTCTTACTTCATGACACCGCCCAGCGAACAAACGAACGCACAACGACAACTTCGGGCAGAGGCTGACAGGGAACGATGGAAGAACCGGCATGAGAAACTGCACAAACAGGAGGCTGCACGTCTCAAGTCGCAGCAACGCGACTTCGACGGGTTCCTCAAGGCCACGAAAACTTGGGAGTTCGCTGACTGGGTGCACGATCACCACGACGAGGACGACTGGGGCACCTACGCGCTGTTTGCCTTCGCGCAAGTTCTACGCAAGATGCTTCCGAACATGACGCTTTGGGAGTTCAAGAAGTTAGCGACCCAAGAAGTCGGCTGGGACAAAGAGAAGTCATGGATGTTGCGTGGGGGGCTATCCGACTACGCCACCGGGCAGTTCTCTCTAGCCAAGGAAGATCTGCGATGAGCGCCACCACGACAACCCGACCGGATCCCCTCGATTGGCGCACGGTAAGGATCGCTGTCAAACAGCATCTGCCCACGATGAACCGTTACGTCGGGGCTCGCCGGCTCGTAGCCGATGCCCTCGGCATTCATCCGGAAACACTTGACATCCCCTTGACAGGCGAGTAGGATGGGGTCATGAATCACCTGACTCACATGACTTTGACCTGCTTTGGTAGTGAAGAGGAAATGTACGACGAAGAAGACGCTTACAACGACATGCAGTTCGCCAAAGAAATGGCGCGACCCGGATCGTCACGGTTCGACCCCCGCTGGCCTGAGGCTCCGTGGTCAGCCCCAGTGAGGATACGCCGACGAGAGCGTCGATACACCTGTTCACGGCCATGTTGCGGACGACAGGCAGTCGTGTCGGTCTACACCGACATGGAAGGGGTCAGGAAGGTGAACACTGAGGTCCGGGCGTGCAAGCATTGCGGAGTGGCGTGGTCGGTGACGGAGGGGAAAGTCATCTGTGACTCACACACCGAAGAGTGTGCAAGATACGGGGAGCATTCCTCATCAGAACAAGAAGCGGCGTGGGATGCGCTTCTCCCTCCCGTCCTGTCACCCTTCTAATGGGGACGGCAGAGCACTTGACAACCCCTTGACGAGCAAGTAGGATGGGGTCATGACCACAACAGTAACTATCAACAAAGGTGACCGTGTACGTCTGATTCGCACTAGCGATGCGTACACCAGCCTGCTCTCTGGCGCTCAGGGAACTGTGCGTCGTATCGACGCCCTCGGCACCGTTCACATCAACTGGGATTGCGGTTCACGCTTGGGCCTCGTTCCCGGTGAGGATTCGTGGGTGATCCTGTGACCTCCACCCAAGAGTTCGTATCCTGCTGTGGCTACTGCGGGTCGGCAATCGACTACTGCCAAGGTCACGGAGAAGACGAGCGAGCCGAATACGGATTCGACTACGACTCCGATCAGTACGAGGCACGACGCGACGTGTTTGAGACTTCGCTGAACTTCGCCGACGACTGGACCCGCTGGCAGTCACATACTGAAGCCGACGCTCTGAGGGCGACCCTTGACGACTCCTTGACAAACGGATAGGATGGGATCATGAAGAACACCGAAGCAATCGTTTACTATCGCAAGAACGCCGACTGGCTGAGCAAGACGCCGTGGCAACCACCGTCAATCACACGCCTAGACGAACTCGACGAGGTTCATCGCATGGACATCATGCCGATGCCAAGCGTGTATTGGCTAGAGCACGTCTGGAAGACGATGCAGAACATCGACGGCGGCGACCTACCCCAGCAGTTGGGCGTGCGTTCAATGATGGTCGGCGACATTGTCGTCATCGGCAACGAGGGCTGGCAGGTCGAAGCGACCGGCTGGTCTCCCGTATCCAGCGACTGGCTGACCAACGAACCCCTGTACGCAAAGCCCTAAATCTCACCGGCCATACGAGGCTCGCTACCCAGAACACCCACGCCGGTCACCACAACCTCACCAGCCAAAGCCTTGAGCCCCTCCGAACTCGTCCCGGTACCCAATGAATCAGCGGGGGGTTCAATAATCTCACTAGCCAAGGCCCTCCCGATACCCAGTACTACGCCGCTAGTTAGTCTGAGTCACCGAGGATGAGTGCATCCCGTGCGTGATCTGCGGCTGCCTGTTCGCTGGACAGTAGGTCCGTCAGGCGATTGACCTCATCCACCAGATGTACGATCCTCCACATGTACCAGTCCATCCCCATGTCCTTGCCCGGCTCGTAATCCTGCAAGTCCATGGTCAAAACTTCATGGTCGGATAGGAGGTCCGACCAGTCGGCGTCGCTTCTTTCTTGACTTTCTTCATCGCTCGCCGGTTCCTCTTCTTCTGGTACTCTGCTCGCTTCTGAGCCTGAGCCGTCTTGCGCTGTTCCTTGTGCTTCTTCATGCCGGCAGGTCAGACATCGACGAGTAGCGAGCCTTCTCCGGGATCACCCATCGAACACCCCCACGGGGATCCCTCACATCTCCCTCTCGTCGCGGAATGACGTGAACATGTGCGTGCTCGATGGTTTGCCCGGCGGAAGCCCCGACATTCGTACCAATGTTCATGCTGGTAACTCCAGTAACACGAAGGTTGTCTGCGATCAGGTTGACCAACGACCACAGATCGGCCCGCTCGTCCTCGTCCAGTTGAAACACATTCATGACGTGCCTGCGTGGGACAACCAGCATGTGACCTTCCGTGACTGGGTAGTTGTCGGGAAAAGCGGCTGACGATCGACCCATCGTGGTGCCGGCTGCGTGCCGTGTCCACCCGCTATCCAGTCCCGCAATGTCGCAGAACGGACATTGATCTATACGAACTCCGGATTCCACAGACGCTCCCACGTTTGAGGACCAACACACCCATCCTTGGTCAGTCCTTCCATCCTTTGGAACTTCTTGACGGCCCAATGGGTACGCCACCCGTACACGCCGGTGTTCTTCATTGTTCCGAAGAAGCCGAGCATGATGATGCGCTCTTGCAGAGTGCCGACGATGGGGCCACGCGAGTTCCGCCTTTTCGACAACGGTGTGGCTGCCACCTGATCTGCGCAAGCAGCGATGTAGGCCAGGATGGCAAGAAAGTCAACTTTTACTTCAACCTTCTCTTCTTTTGATTCTTTGACTGCTGGGGCATCGAACCATCCGTTGGCATCTCGGGGTTGATGATGCCACCACTCGCGGGCTTTGATGGTGGGGACGACGCCGTAGCGTTCAGCGATGTTGTTGACTTCCCACTTGGCGATCTTGTTACTGACCATGTGCAAATCGACCGCATAGCAGAATCCATCGTCCTGCGTCATGTGCCAACTTCCTCTCCACCAGCCGCCGGCCCCGAAGCGGCGGTCTGGGTTGGCGGCGAGATTGCCAGTTCCTGCCTTGTATTTCTTGTAAAAGTACGCCTGCTTTGCGTAGGTGCGGCATGCGCTACTGACCTTCACCCGACCAACGATCTGAGGATCTTGGAAGAAAGCCTCTAGTCGTTTGACGAAGCGCGGGTGGAGAAGAGAGAGGTCAACGTTCTTGCCTGTGACTGGAATCATGCAATCACAATAGCATCCGGCTTGCGGCTCTAGCGGATGGGTACGACTTCCGCCATCAGGCCATCGTCTTCAGTTGTCTCGGGTGTCGCTGGGTTCGGTTGGAACAAGGTAACCCAATCGGAAGAAGCCAGCATTCCGTCCTCTACCTCCGGGCCATGCCATGAACGCAACATCTTCATCCATGCATCCTGTAAGCGGATGCCGATGTAGCGACTGGCTGGCCGGTTCCCGTCCTCCATGCGCTTCTGCCACTCCGTGGAGACGGCACCGGCTAGGGCGCCAAACTCTTCGGCGGTCAGTTCAAGGGTGATGGTCTTGGTCTTGATTGACATTAGTTCTCCGTTGGGATCTGGACAGTCTGGCCGATCTGAAGGGTGGCCGAACCGTCATTGAGTTGGATCATGTGGTGGACAGCGTTCTGGAGGTTGCCTTCGCAGTTGTCGGAGGCGATCTGCCAGATCGTGTCAAAGGCTTGGGCCACAACTGGCTCCGTTGAGCAGGTGAACTTGACGTGTGCTGCGTTGGCTGTGCCGAACGCCCACACTCCACCGGCTACGGCTGCTGCCATGAGTATTCCCGTGAGTCCCCTCTTTATGTTCATGCCTTCATCCTACAACCTGTTGACACGGCTGTCAAGTGCGGCTATGCTGGGTTCGGGAGGCCAAAGGTATGGTGTCCCCGGGTAATGTAAATGCACAGCGTGGCGTATTGCAGCGTGAAACTGTGTAGCCCGGGTATCGCAGGGTTCAACTCCCTGTCCGCTCACTGCTGACTGGCTCGGCGGGGAGGGATCGAACCTCCAACCTCCGGGTCCAAAACCCGGCGTTCTGCCAGTTGAACTACCGCCGACTGGTACCCCCAACGGGGATCGAACCCGTGTTACCAGCGTGAAAGGCTGGCGTCCTAACCACTAGACGATGGGGGCTTGGTGGGAGCGGAGGGACTCGAACCCTCAACCGTCGGATTAAAAGTCCGCTACTCTGCCAGTTGAGTTACGCTCCCCTTGGCTCTCCTTCTCCCGATACCCAGAAACGCTACGCCATACACGGGGCTCTCGGCCCAGAAAACGCGCAGAAACTTACTCGGGCATGAAGAAACCCCCGGCTTGGACCGGGGGCCTTGCTCACATCTTGTGAGCGACCATCAACACCGCTCCTAGAACGGTGCCGATGCAGAGGATCGGGAAGATCCACATAAAGCATCACCTCTCTTACTGCTCCCATCTTAGTCGACCGTCAAGGAGTTGTCAAGTCTTTCGTGGAACATTACCCACAACCGATCCATCGTTCGGCTGGCCGTCGACTCGAACAGGGCCGGAATGATGGCGTGCACTGTTGCGGCTAAGGCTCCCCGTGCCATCAGGACGGCACACCGCAAGGCGAAACGGGCGTGCCCACCCCACGTCTCGCCAACCGAAGCCGGGTGTTCAGTGAAGAAGTTCATCCTCATTCAGGAACCGAAGGCGAGATTCATCACCAAATCGCTCGTCGAGGCGGCAGCCCCGTCGGTGACACCCTCAGTTGCTTGGTTGACAACGCCTCTCTTGGCATTGATCAAGTCGTAGATCTGCTGATCGATGGTGCCGACGGTCAGCATGTACGTCGCTGTGACCGAACCCTCCTGTCCGATGCGGTGCAATCTCGCAACCGTTTGGTCAACGTCGGCTGGAGTCCATGGCTGCTCAACGAACAAGATGTCTTGGGCTGCAGTGAGCGTGTGGCCAGTCTTGCCGGCCTGAATACTGAGAACCATGACGAGGTCGCCCGGTTCGTCTTGGAACAAGGCCTTCGCTTCCTCCACCTCGTGAACGCTCATGCCTCCCTGGATCTTTAGTCCTCCGTGTTCTCGGGCGAGTTCGTCCACAATGTCTCGATGGTGTGCCGCGACAACGACTTTGCGTCCTTCCTCCATGTGGGCTGCGACCCATTCATGGGCTGCCGCCATCTTCGCCTTGGCTGCAATACGCCGAAGTACTGAAATCTTGACTAAATGCTCGGAAGCCTCGGCCCGGAACCTCGCACGGACAGCAGCCGACTGATGGTTCAATCCCATCTCTTTGGCGATGGCACGAGCGCGATCAACGAGATACTGAACGATGTCCTTCTCTGCCTTGGCGTACTCCTTCATCACGGAGGGTGTGCCGGCAACGAGCACGGGTGAGTGGACGATGGGTGGCAACTCCTTCATTACCTCTGGCTTGGTACGCCGGATGTAGCAGGTTGAGCGCAAGCGTTCGTTGAGTTCTTCAAGATTCGAGTGCCCCTCCAGATGCCACTGCCCCCACTTGTCTTTGAACGCATCGCAGTACCTTCGGTAGAACCCCCACGTCCCACCGAACTTGTCGATCTGTCCGATGATGTCCAGTTGGGCTGCGTACTCGGCTGGCCTGTTGGTGACTGGCGTTCCGGTAAGCAGCATTATCGGGGCTTCCACGCCGGCGGAGCGCGCAAGCCGTTTCGCAGCCTTTGTTCGCTGGGCGGTCGGTGTCTTACAGTAGTGAGATTCATCGAATATGTACGACTTGTGACTTGACAACTGTCGTACCCAAGTGGTAATATTGGAATACCCAATCACGACGATGTCGTAGTCAGTCGGAAAGTCTTTCCGGTTTGTGACTATCTGGACATTCCGATTCGGAAAGAACTTCCACCACTCCGCTTGCCAGTTCAGCACCAAGTTCGGTGGGCATATGACAGCCCCGGGGAACACGTCTTCCCCCCGTGAGGCCAACAGTTCGATTGTGGCTGCTGCCTGCACTGACTTGCCTAACCCCATTTCGTCTGCGATGAAACAGCGTCGGCTGGCTAGGGCATAGGCGACTCCGGCGCGCTGGTACGGGAGCAGTTCGCCCGACATCCCAGGGACATGGATGGCTGCGTCCGTGGCACGGCTGGCTGCCATTGTCGTGTCGAGTTGGCTTCTGACCGTGCTGGCTTCCTGTCGTACCGCCGCCTCTACGGGTACATCGAATGTCTCGCTCCATCTCACCACTTCATCAACGCTCGTAATCGGGGCTTTCCACGCGTGTGTCGCCTTGTCCCATGTGATGCCGGGGATCTGCTTCGCGGAGGTGACTGCAACCCGGTCGTAGGCGAATGCGAGATGAATGAATCCATCTGGATGCATGTAGATGCGTCGGCTGGCGTGGCGAAGCGTGGGGAGGGTGAGAAGTAGAACTTCTGGGTCGATGCTGAACTCGTGGGTGGCTGCGAAAAGCCGAACTTGATCGAGACTGGATACGGGTGCACGCCACACCCGACTAACTTTGTCCCACTTCGCACCTTTGAGTAGGCGCACTTCGGCAACCTGAGCGGAGTCGTAGGGGAAGTCCAGAATGAGGTGGTCGTCGGCTAGGGACAGTCGCATGGTTCTATCGTACCGGCGGGGCTCGCCGGCTGCGGGCGCATCAAAAGCGAAAGACCCTCCCCCGATGGAAGGACGGGGGAGGGTGCAGAGGGCCGGTTGGCTGCCCTCGGGCGGTCTGCGCGGATGAGGGGTCCGGCGACCTGCCATCTAGTTCGTTGGGATCACGTTCATCGGGATCAGTGGGCGATCCATGTCCTCCACCATTCTAACTGAGTGGTTGTGATCGGAGATCCTGACGATCAAGTCTTGCGTCGCCTCGAACGTCGCCGACACGATGTCGGCAATGAGGAAGTGGCGAAGGGCCGATTCTGCCAGTTCGCTTTCGTTATGTGTCATCTTGACTGTGTATGTGTCCATGTCTCTATCTTACTCGACGCAACCCCGCCCGTCAAGAGGTCATCCGGACTTTAGGCCTTGACTTGTGCGAACTCGCCCTGTAGGGTGAAGAGCCCCGCCCAGTCCATTAGCGCTGCCCAACACACACCCGACGGGCATCGAACATTTGTTCGATTTGCCAAAGATCACACGAAACCCAGCCGCCGGACGCAATCGAACAGGTGTTCGACATGAGGGAAAACCCAGAGGAAATACTCGGTTCAAACTCAAAAAAGTCAGAAAACGAGCCATCCGCGCATCGTTCACCAGAATCGCAACGCTCTTTTTTACTTCCATCATTTATTACGGTGGAGGAAAGGACTGTCCTCATGGGTTTATCACCCTCGTAGTGCGGGGCTTTCGTAGCGCTCTTGCATCAGAGACAAAAAAAGGCCCCCCGAAGGGGGCACTTCGTTGATTGCCGGATCGGTTAGAAGCAGGTATCGCAAGTGCAATGATTGCGTCCACCGCTCTGGCAACTTGAACTGGCGGAGTGGTTAGGGAAGATTGCTTTCCCTGCCCTCTCAGCGTCCGTGGCGCGATCGCAGTAAGCGCATCCGCCTCCGAGTGACATAACTGCTATGTGGTTTGTTTCCATACCCCTACCTTACTCGCCCCAGCACCCCCTGTCAAGTCATTCAGAAACTTTCTCACAGCCCTTGACACGGCTTGATCCATCAAGTAAGGTACAGACATGGACACAACCACAGGACAGACCATACTCACAGGAAAGCCCACCAAAACATATGGTGGAGGAAAGCGCCGCATCTGCGACGCCCCCGACTGCTCAGTCGTCATCTCCAAGTACAACGCCAAAGAAAAGTGCGCCTCCTGCTGGAACGCCATCCCAGTTCAGGAACGCCCCTACGCCTACGCGGACGGCTGGTCCAGCCTCCCCAAAGGATAAGCCTGCAGGGTTGTGGCCCCTGCATCCTCCCCCCGCCCCTCTCGCGGGGGGAGGACTTTCTTTTCGTACCCTCTTGACGCCATCCCGGGGCTGCTGTACACTACGAACATGACCGAAACCACCACCCCGTTGATCGCAGAAATCGAGACCTTCCTGTCCCTCACCGCGAAGCGTGAGATGTTCACCTCGCAGGAGATCCAAGATCTACTACTGGACCTCCGCATGCTTGCCGAGCCTCAGCACAACTAACACTTGACTTTCCGGGGCTTTCGTGCTAACTTCCCAGTTCGCGAATAACCCCTTGACATGCCGGCCGAAGTCAAGTAGGATGGAGTTGTGAGGCCAGCGTTGTAGCCAGCGAGACTGTCGCAAATGGCTCAGCCGTCGACGGGCACCTCACGGAAAAGGACCCTCGGCTGATCGACACGATCCAGCGGGGGTCTTTCTCATGCCCAAATCTCGCCGGCGTGCAGCGGCCCCGGGTACACTCCCTGACCCAGGGAGTGCCGTGACACCCCACCTCAGAACCAAGCCAACTAGTAAGCGATACCCATTGACGCCTCGCTTGGTTCCTGCGGGGCTCGCGCACAGCAAATCCAAGTTCAGGACAAAACGACGAAAACCCCCGGTCACTACCGGGGGCTTTATTCTCGTTTCGTTTATTTGAGGGTGGGTGCTTCTCCGGCCTTGAACGATTCCCATGCTGCTGCTTCGATTGCCTCGTGTTCACGGATCGCCGCAGCGTCGGGATCGTTCGACTCCAAGAACGCCTTGAAGGGTGCGAACAGTTCATGCGTTCCGTTCTCCAAGTCTTTGAGTTCGCTGCGGAGGCGATTACGCTCTTCCTCTAGGAAGTCGATCATGGCATCGATCTCTTCGTTCCGACCCGCCATCTCGGGGTCGTGGCCCAGAGCGATGACGCACTGGTCGTACATGTGGATTGCATCTCGCATGGTTTGTTCTAGTCTCATACTCTTACCTTACTCGCTAGGCAGCAGGCTGTCAAGGGATTGTACGTCAGAGTTGGGTGTGTTCCAGTTGCGTTCCGCCCACACCAGAACTTCCGGTCGGACGGTTTCAAAGTGGAATGGGTCAAGGGCGTGGCCGCACAGTCGCTCCGCGAGCCCCGGCTTCGCCGACGACAGGTTGTTGAAGAACGACTGCCCGTAGCGTGGTTTCAGTCGAGGCAGTCCCTCGTGTGGCTTAGCGCACCAGCGCAGGAAGCCGTTGAAGTCGATCACTTCCACCATTTCTTCTTCTTTCGCTTCTTCTTCGGGCCTTTGATGATCTTCTTTGCCCGATGGTATGCGCCTCGCGCCCAGAAGTCCATTAGAAGTCCCCGTCGTCTTCGTGTAGTTCCTCAATGTCGTACTCAATGTCGGTGTAGAGGTGGGCCATCTCGTTGGCCTCTAGGAGCGCATCGGCCCTGTTCGGGCAGTCAAGCACCTTCTCGAACTCGCCGTAGATGTTGGCGTTGATCAGATACTTAGGCATGAGCCATCACCGTGTGAACGAAGTCTTGGATGGCACGGGCCTGCTCGTCGGTCATGTCGGGCGTGCGGTACACAAGCACCGGTAAACCCGCTTTTTTCCATTGGCTGTTCTTAGTGCGATTCATTCCGGGTGCCCCCATGGGTGCTTGTCGGCGCAGAGGTAGAGCAGCAGGGCCATGAAGCCGATGCCCATCGCGGTGGTGAGGAAGAAGTGGATTGTTTCCATGACTCCACCTTACTCGCCTTGCAGGCCCCTGTCAAGTGGTTATCGGAATGATTACTGCAGCGGGGTCGGGGCCGGCGACGAGCAGGCAGAAACAGACCCCCGCCCGAAGACGGGAGCCTGACCGGAGCCGATCAGTCGGCATCGAGGCCGGTGACCGACAACTCGTAATCGTCGCCCCAGACGACCTTCTTGGAGGCCAGCGTGGAGAGACTCTCTAGAGCCTCTTCGGCGTCCATTGCGTCAGCCGCCTCTATGGTGACGGTGCCCTCTAGTCGGACATACCCTGTGAACTTCATTTTTTCTCCCTTCTGTGGCATAACCACATCTTAGCCGATCGTCAAGGGGTTGTCAAGTCTTTTCTTTGAGAATCGTTCCCACTTTCAGACTGCCGACACACCACGGATAC